CTTGGTTGCCGTCTTGGGGCTTCACCACCACAGGCAAACCCACCTCTTGGGCGATCTGCCACGCTTGCTCTAGGGTGGCGGCCGGTTTACCCAAAGGTACAGGCACACCTGCAGCGTGCAACAAGCTCTTGGTCAAGGCCTTGTCTTGGGCGATGGATTCGGCGATGGCGCTGGTGGTATCGACTTCGGCCGCTTGAATGCGGCGCTGTTTGGCACCCCAGCCAAACTGCTCAACGGTAGCAAGACCGAGGAAGAGCTGTACTCCATGCTCGAGACCGGTTACGCACGCCGCTGCTTCTTCGGTTACAGCCGAGCGTCCAACAAGTCCACTGAGATGACACCTGAAGAGGTGTACGTCCAACTGACAAACCAGGACAGCAACACCTACCTGGACGAGCTGTCGGACAAGCTGGAAGCGCTGGCCGACATCATCAACGTCAACAAGCGTCTGATCGTCAGCAAGGAAACCAGTCTGCTGTTGATCGAGTACCGCTTGAAGTGTGAGCGTGAAGCCGAGCTCTACCCAGAGCACGAGGAGATCAAGAAAGCCGAGATCTCTCACCGCTACTTCAAGGCCCTGAAGTTGGCCGGTGCCTATGCCTTCATTGACGACTCTCCCGAGTTGACCCAGGAGCATCTGTACCAAGCCATCAAGCTGGCCGAGGAGTCAGGCAACGCTTTCAACAAGCTGCTGACCCGTGATCGTCCTTACGTCAAGCTGGCCAAGTACATCGCTACTTGCAAGCGTGATGTGACCCAGGCTGATCTGGTCGAGGACTTGCCGTTCTACCGTGGAGCCACAGGTCAAAAGTCGGAGATGCTGTCTCTGGCCATTGCCTATGGCTACAAAAACAACATCATCATCAAGAAGTCCTTCTCTGACGGCATCGAGTTCCTTCGGGGCGAGACGCTGAAAGCGACTGATCTCTCCAAGATGGTGTTGAGCTACAGCACCGACATCACGACTGACTACCGCAACGAGCACGCACCTTTCGAGAAGCTGCACCAACTCACTCAAGCCCCTGGCTTGCATTGGGTGGCGCACCACTTGAATGGCGGCTATCGCAACGAAGACAACTGCATTCCAGGCTTCAACCTGGTGGTGATCGACGTTGACGGCGGTGTCAGCATGAGCACGGTCAAGTTGTTGATGAAGAACTACAAGTTCCTGATCTACACGACCAAGCGTCACACTGAAGAAGAGAACCGGTTCCGCATCATCCTGCCAATCAACTACGAGTTGGCCATGGATGCCAAGGACTACAAAGAGTTCATGTCCAACATCTACGAGTGGCTTCCATTCGAAGTGGACACAGCAACCAACCAACGTGCACGCAAGTGGCTGTCTCATGACGGCACCTATGAGTACAACGAAGGTGAAGTGCTCGACGCCCTGCCCTTCATTCCGAAGACCAGCAAGAACGAAGAGCGCAAGGAGCTGATGAACTCACAGCAATCCATGGACAACCTGGAGCGCTGGGTGATCAACAACATCGGTGACGGCAACCGCAACAACATGCTGTTGCGCTACGCAATGATTCTCTTGGATGGTGGTTTCGACTTCGAAAACATCCGCCAGCGAGTCATGACTCTGAACAACAAGATCGCAGACAAGCTGGACGAAGCCGAGGTCATGAGCACCATCATGATCACAGTGGCCAAGACCATCTCCAAACGCTAACTCGGGAAGCGCTCTCCGGCGCTCCTGCGGTAAACCAAACAAGGAAAACCATGTCCGACACCAACGACCATTTGGTCCTGCTGTGTGGTAAGTCAGCCACCGGCAAATCATCCTCGCTGATGGGTCTCAAAGATCCTGAAGGCGTGCTGTATCTGAACTGTGAGGCCGGCAAGCGGCTTCCATTCAGAGCCAAGTTCATCCAGAAGACGGTCACCGATCCGCTTCAGATCAACGAGGCATTCGACTGGGCTGAGACTCAACCTCAGATCCACACCATCATCATCGACTCCCTGACGTACCTGCTCGACATGTACGAGAGCCTGTACGTGCTGAATTCCAGCAACGGCATGCAGGCCTGGGGTCAGTTTGCTCAGTACTTCAAAGCGCTGATGCAGCAGTATGTGGCTCGCTCTACCAAGCGAATCATCTTCACTGCGCACACCTCTGACACGCTGAACGAATCGGAGATGCTGATGGAGACCAAGGTTCCTGTGAAGGGCTCCTTGAAGAACAACGGTCTGGAGTCCTACTTCACCGTTGTCATTGCCAGCAAGAAAGTGGCACTCAAAGCGCTGAAGGACTATGGCTCAGACATGCTGACCATTACTCCTGAAGAGGAAGCACTTGGATTCAAGTATGTCTTCCAAACCAAGATCACCAAAGAGACGGTCAATGAACGTCTTCGTGGTCCACTCGGGTTGTTCGATACAAAGGAGACTTTTATCGACAACAATATCCAGTTGGTCTTGGACCGGCTGAAAGAATACTATGCGTGAGCACAGTAAAACCAAAACCAACCTTTAACCAATCCTGAAAGAAAACATCATGTCTCTGCTCTCAAACCTTTCGACCGATGCGTCCGTCACCGAAGAAAAAGACTCGGTAGGCTCCAGCGGTCCTCTGGACTCCGGTCTGTACAAATCCACCGTAGCCCTGGCTTACGTCACCAAGTCCGCTGGTGGTGCCATGGGTCTGGTGCTGAACCTCAAGACCGAAGCTGGTCGTGAGCTCCGTCAAACCCTCTGGATGACCTCCGGTACTGCCAAGGGCGGCAAGAACTACTACGAGAAGGACGGCGAGAAGTTCTACCTGCCTGGCTTCAACCATGCCAACAGCTTGGCTCTGTTGACTTGCGGCAAGGAGATCTCCGAGCTCGACACCGAAACCAAGGTGGTCAACGTGTACTCGGCCGAAGCCAAGTCTGAAGTGCCGACCAAGGTCGAGATGCTGATGGACTTGCTGGGCAAGGAAATCATCGTCGGCGTGCTTCGTCAGACGGTCGACAAGACCAAGAAGAACGATGCCGGTGTGTACGAGCCCACTGGTGAGACTCGTGACGAGAACGAGATCGACAAGCTGTTCCGTGCGAAAGATCGCATGACGACTGCCGAGATCCGTGCTCAAGCCGAGACTGCTGGTTTCATCGACACCTGGGATGCCAAGCACAGCGGCACCGTGAAGATGAAGGCCAAGGGCGCTTCCGGCACGCCTGGTGCACCCAAAGCCGCAGGTGCTCCTGCAGCTGCAGCCAAGAAGCCTACGACCAGCCTGTTTGCTTGACTCCTGCAGGAGGTAGGCCCAAGCCCGTTTTGAACATTCTTCAGACGGGCTCATTTTTTCATCAACCACCAGGAAAGAAAATGCAAATCAATCCACAAACTCCCATCACTCTGACGCTGAACGTCGAGGCGACCAACATCATTCTGGGTGCTCTGAGCGCTCAGCCCTATGACAAGGTTGCCGGCCTCATCGGTGCTATCCAGCAACAAGCTGCTCCACAACTGCAGCCTGCTGAAGCCCCCGTTGCACAAGAGCCTGCTCCTGCTGCTGAGTAATCAGTCAAGAAAGATCACATGACTGAGAACCAAGAGAACGTGATCCCTAACCGGATCACTGTTGCCGACATGCAAGCCAAGGTGAAATCCTCTACCTACACACGCTTGCCTGACAGCACTACAACCGTTTGCCAGATCACTCTGGAAAACGGCTACACCTTGGTTGGCACCAGCGCTTGCGTTGACCCAGCCAACTTCAACCAAGCCATTGGCGAGAAGATTGCGTATGACAACGCATTCGAGAAGCTCTGGGATCTGGAAGGCTACCTGCTCAAGCAGCGTCGCTTTGAAGCGGGGTTGGCATGAACAAGAACGCTGAAACCGTAGTCGTTGCAGACATTGACCAGTTCATCCAGCTGTTGAGTGGCTGGCATGAAAGCAAGGTCAAGACACTGGAACATTTCCTGTCCATGCCTGAAGGCGTCGAAGTCACCTTCAACAACGAAGCCACGCAAATCCTGTCGGGCGATCTGCACAAGGGCTTCCTGATGGGTCTGTCACTGGCCTTGATGGAGCTGGGTACTCTGCCCTTTGGTGTGGAGATTGACGATTCACCCGCAGCACCTGATGAGCCAGTCCACTGACATCATCAAGGTTGTGGGCCAAGATCCCAGCCTCCGTAACTGGGGTCTGGCGGTCGGCACCTTGAACCTGGAAACCAGAAAGCTCACAATCGAGCTGCTGAACCTGACCAATCCTGTTCTGCCTACCGGCAAGCAAGTTCGTCAGAACAGCACCGATCTCGAGTCAGCATTCCAGCTGTACAAAGGTGCCGTCACCGCAGCAGAGGGCGCTCACGCAGTCTTTGTAGAAGTTCCTGTCGGTAGCCAGTCGGCTCGGGCAATGGCTTCCTATGGAGTCTGTGTGGGCGTCCTCGGGGCGTTGAGAGCGAACGGTATCCCCTTCTTCGAAGTGACCCCAAACGAAGTAAAGCTTGCTTCTGTAGGCAACAAGACAGCCTCAAAGCAAGACATGATTCGATGGGCCATGGCCAAGCATCCCGAAGCCAATTGGCCCATGTACAAGCAGAACGGTGCAAGCGTCGTGAGTGAGGCAAAAGCCGAGCACATGGCCGATGCTGTTGCTGCCATCTATGCGGGCATATCCTGCAACGCTTTTCAACAAATGCTGCCTTTCATCAAGGCACAAACCAAGAAAGAAACCAATGCAAATTCAGCTCAAACAGACTGAGATCATTGCTGCACTGAAGCAGTACATCACCACTCAAGGCATCAGCTTGAGCGGCAAGTCCGTGGACATCTCGTTCACTGCCGGCCGCAAAGAGTCTGGCATCACTGCCGACATCTCGATCGAAGATGCTGGTCAGCCGATTCCTGGTTTCGAAGACAGCCCTGAAGATGCAGTCAAGCCTGTCCTGACTGTGGTGCCTACACCTCCTGAAGCCAAAGCAGCTGAAGAACAAGCTCCTGCGGTTGAAGAACCTCCGTTTGCTACGGACGAACCTGCTGTTGCAAAGACACCTACTAGCCTGTTCAACTAACAGGTCGTAGGAATGGGCGTACTCAAAGGGATTGGCTATACCCTAGCCGCAATCCTCGTTCTCACTGTACTATTGGTTGGAGGTGCGCTCATTTCAGCACTCGTTGCCGTAGCAGGAGCAGTCCTGTTGGGCGCAGCTGTCATAGCGATCATTGCCCTCTGTATCAAGGAATACTGTGAGCACGAATCAGTACCATCTCGCCCGTCAAAAGGCGAAGGAAGAGGAACCCAAGAAGGCTCTTGAAAACCTCTTCCACGAACCGCCCAAATCGAAAGGAATACCGATGGCCAACAAGCTCGATGATCTGCAAAAACAGATCGAAACTCTCCAGAAAGAAAGAGACGCTCTTCTTTCAAAAGAAAGATCTGCTGCGATCGAAGACATCAACGAAAAGATCAAGTTCTACGGCATTCGTGTACGAGACTTGAACTTCGGTGAGCCAGTCAAGGTCACTGCTACTGGTCGAGCAAAGGTGGCTATGAAGTATCAATCCGGCACCAACTTCTGGTCCGGTCGAGGACGTAAACCCAAATGGGTTGAAGCACACCTGGCGAAGGGTGGAAAGCTTGAGGAAATCCTCATCAAG